AGGATGTGCTGCAACGCGCAGAGGCTAGGCGCAACGATGTGTTGCGCTTCACCGCCAACAAGTCAGGCGCGAAGTTTAAGGCCGAGAGGCTGCTGCACACGGTCAAAGGCCAGTCTTCGGTCAAGGTTGGCGAGCTTGACACTTTTGCCAACCAGCTTATCGAACGTAAGTGGGCCGAGTGGCAGTTGCGCGAAAACTGCACCGTGACAGGTAGGATCAACTACAACGAATCGCGACAGCTTCGTTTGAAGTCATGCGCTCGGGATGGCGATCACTTTATCCGACTCATCCGCGACTCACGCTATGAGCCGTTCGGATTTAAGATTCAGCACATCAATTCTGAGTGGTGTAACTACTACCTAAACGGATACAACGAGAAGAATCAAAACCCGATCCGCTACGGCATCGAATACGACGAGAGCTACGCTGCTCCGGTGCCTGTCGCCTACTGGTTCACCAAGGCAACTAGCGGACAGTGGGCCACGATGTCGCCTGTAAATTTCACGACAAACAGCACAGAAAAATCGATGCGTATTCCCGCCGAGGACATTATCCACTATGCGAAATTTGATGATGACGCAGACGTAACTCGGCCAGTGCCTTGGGCGACTCCGGTAATGTCTAGTGTGCGCCAGCTCGACAAAGCTATGGAGGCAGTTGTTGTAGCTATGCGCGTAGGCGCTTGCAGCAATGTGTTTTTTGAGACAGACCTCATCGGACCAGATGGCAACACCGCAGCAGGTGCAGACCCTGAGATCATGAAGGGGCTGTCGATGGAAATGAACCCCGGCGGCGCTCATGGTCTGCCTCCCGGCGTTCGGGCAAAAGAGTTTAACCCTAACCAGCCTAACCCTAACACTGGACACGTTCGCAACGAGATACTGCGTAGCATCTGCGCTGGCTTGCCGGGCGCGCAGTTCTCGACCATCGGGCAGAATTACGCAGAGATCAATTTTTCAGCTGGCAGACTTGAGCGGCTGACTATCACCGCGCAATGGACAGTCTTGCAAGAGTTCGACATCGCCTTGGCAGAACGTCGCATCTTTAGCGAGTGGCTCAAGATGGCTCTGCTGATGAAGGTTATTCCGCTGCCTGTCGAAAAGCACTTCAAGTTTAACTCGCCGAAATTTACAGGCAAGCGGTGGCCGGGTGTCGATCCGATCAAGGAAGCAAACGCAAAGGCGCTCGACCTCGCAAACAAATTCACCTCGCCGCAACGCATCCACGACGAGCAAGGCACAGACCTAGAGCAGACCTGCATTGAGATACAGGAAGCATCGATGATCTATCAGCAGTACGGCATTGAGTCTGACACGACGAAGGGGCCGATTGATGCAGAAACTGAAACCGAAACTGAGGACGGAGCGGAAACAGTGACGGCAGAAAACGAGCAAGGCATGGAAACAAAAGAACTGACTGAAACATTAGGCGTTGCTGTTCGAGCTGGCGTTGTCACGCCATCGCTAGAAGTGGAGGCCGCGATGCGAGCAAAGCTAGAGCTGCCGGAAATGAGTGCTGACGTAGTGGCAGCATGGACGGCTGATGGCGGTGTGCGTAGGCCGATCACCTTGAGCAGCATCAAGGGCGGCGAGTCAGAAACGTCAGAGGCGATAGACGGCGGCGAGGGTGACAATTCCGCATGAAGCCTCCTGACTACATCATTAGTGCAGCTAAGCGAGGCCTTGAGCTGCTTGCCGATGGCTTCGGGGGTGACGGACTCACCGAGGGCACTAAGGACGCTGCACGACGCATGGCAGGCGGCGAGGTAAGCGATGACAAGATTGTCAAGGCAAACGCATGGGGAGCGCGTCACGCAGTTGATCTGGACGCAGGCAAAAACAAAAACACTAAAGACAAAGACTGGCCGGGCGATGGCGCGGTTGCTCACTACCTCTGGGGCATCAACCCGCTTGACCCTTCACCTGCTCGGGAATGGTTTGAGCGACAGGCCGAGAAAATTCAAAACCCAACCAACTCAATGAAAAACTGGTTTACTATCACCAACAAATCCGAACTGTCTGCCGAGGTCTGCATCTACGAAGAGATTGGCAGCTACGGCATCACGGCCAAGGCGTTTCTTGACCAGATCAAAAACGTCGGCAAGCGCAAGATAACGCTACGCATAAACTCACCCGGCGGCGAGGTGTTCGACGGACTTGCAATTTACAACCGCCTCCGCGAACACAAGGGCGGCGTGGAAGTAAGGATCGACGGCATCGCTGCTAGTATGGCGAGCGTTATCGCAATGGCTGGTGCGCCTGTGAGCATGGCGGAAAACGCGCTGCTAATGGTGCATAACCCGAGCGGCCTGTGCGCTGGTAACAGTGGCGACATGCGCGAGCTAGCAGACATGCTAGACAAAGTGCGCGGATCACTGACCTCCGCTTACGAGCGCAAGACAGGCAAGACTACTGAGGAAATCGGCGCGATGATGGACGCGGAAACATGGATGACAGCACAGGAGGCACTGGCCGCTGGGTTCATTGACGAAATAACCGGAGAGCTGAAGATGGCAGCAAGCGTAGGCAAGCTGTCTTTGACAGGCAAACTAGCTGATAGAGAAAAATCATTTGACACACACAAACAACACACATACACAAACAACATGACCGACCCTAAAATGCCGATGGAAACCAAAAACATGCCAGAAGAAGCCAGTCCTAAGCCTATGGGTGCAGACGATATTGAGCTTGCTATTACGCTGCTCCGCGAAGCTGGCTACATCGTGACGATGCCCGAAGAGGAGGAAGCCGAGGAAGCCGCTCCCGAAGAGGCCGCCGCAACTGCCTCCAGCCTTGTGACTATCACCGCTAACGCTGACGATCTTCGCTCAGAGGGTGCGGTGCAGGAACGCAAGCGCATCGCTAACATCCGCGCATGGGCTGCGGTAGTTGCTAAGGCGCACAAGTTTGACCTCAACAAGCCAATCGAAGAGTTCATCGCCAGCGGCAAAACGCTGAATGAGTTTAAGGAACACATAATCACCAACTCCTTCCGCGCTGAAAGCCTCTCGACTGACACTGACACCAGCGGAGCGCAGGGCAACACGATGACGCGTGAATCCTTCACCAAACTGTCGCCCTACAACCAGAGCGAGTTCTGCAAAAAAGGCGGACGCATCACCGAATAACCCAACCCAGTAAAATCACCACCAACAACTCAAAATAAACCACTACTCATATGGCCGCTCCTACTAACAACAACACGCTGACTAACCTGATCCCCGATGCTTACGCCGCGCTCGACGTGGTGAGCCGGGAACTCACTGGCTTCATCCCTTCCGTTGCTCGAGATTCTCGCGCAGACTTGGTTGCGGTCGGCCAAACCCTCCGCTCCATCGTTGCTCCGGTTAACTCCTCCGGTGCTGACATCACTCCTGCGATGGCTATTCCGTCTGCTCTCAACCAGAGCATCGGCAACAAGTCGCTGACGATCACCAAGTCCCGCTTCTATGGCTTCTCTTGGTCTGGCGAAGACATCATGGCGGTAGATAAAGGGCCGGGCTACCTGACCATTCAGCAGGATCAGATCGCACAGGCTCTTCGCACTGCGGTCAACGAGATCGAAGCTGACATTGCCGCTGCCGCTTCTGCTGGTGCTTCCCGCGCTTTTGGCGCAACGGCAGACACTGCGCCTCTCATCAGCGACTTCGCGCAAGCCAAGAAAATCCTTGATGACAACGGCGCACCGGGCAGCGACCGTCACGCTATTCTTTCCACTGCTGGCGGTGTAGCTGTTCGTGGGTTCAGCAACCTTTTCAAGGTCAACGAAGGCGGCGACACCACCCTCTTGCGTCAAGGACAGCTCGGTGACCTTTACGGGTTTGCTCTCCGCGAGTCCGCACAGGTAGTCCGTCCGACCGCTGGCGGCATGACTGGCGCTCTAGTCAACGGCGCTCTGTCTATCGGAGCCACTGCTATTGTGTTTGACACGGGCACGGTCAACACTACTGGCATCGTGGCTGGCGACATCATCACCATCGCTGGCGACACCAACAAATACGTGGTTGCCACCGGAGTTGTTGCAACGACTGGAACCATCACGATTGCCGCACCCGGTCTGCTTAAGGCCGCTGCTGACAACGCTGCGATCACTGTGTTTGGGACTAGCTCGCGCAACTGCGCGTTCTCCCGCAACGCGATTGTGCTTGCCACCCGTCTCCCGGCCATCCCGCCGCAGGGTGACATGGCCATCGACCGTCAGGTCATCACCGACCCGCGCACCGGACTGAGCTTTGAGCTCGCCATGTATCCCGGTTATCGCATGAACACCTACCACGTCTCCCTCGCTTGGGGCATCTCGGTGTTCAAGCCCGAGCATCTCGCCATCATCATCGGCGGCGTCTAATAT